CAGCCAAAAAAGATATACAAAAACAAATACCCTTACTTCAAGGCTATAAAGAAATCGTTTTATTTTTTGATAAAGACGAAGCGGGCAGAGGAGCGACGGAAAAAGTGGCTGCTATCTTACCGCATGGGACAGTTAAAATTGCTAATTTGGCGGACCCTTACAAGGATGCCAGTGATGCTTTACAGGCTGGTGATAAAGGTGCTATTTGCCGTGCTATATGGGACGCGAAACCTTATCAACCTGATGGTATCGTGGATGGGAAATCGTTACTAGATGCAGTAACAACCCCAAGTCCACCATGTGATCACAAATATAAATGGGCTGGACTTCAAGAAAAGACTCACGGTATTAGATACGGTGAACTTACTACGATTACAGCTGGAACGGGTCAAGGTAAAAGCACTTTCTGTAGACAATTAGCTACAGAGTTATTAGAAGAAGGCGTCAAGGTAGGTTACATCGCATTAGAAGAATCTAACAGGCGAACGGCACTAGGACTTATGTCCGTAGCTGTGGGAAAAGCCCTGCACCTTGGCGAACACGATTACGAAACACTTAAAAATGCCTACGATTCCACTATCAATGGTTGGCAACTTTATTTATACGACCATTTTGGTAGCTTATCTTCGGATATTATCTACAGTCGAATTGAATATATGGCACTCGGGCTGGATATAAAAGTTATATTTTTAGACCACCTATCCATATTATTGTCCGGCTTAGACGGAGACGAGCGAAGAATGATAGACCAGACGATGACCAACTTAAGAAGTTTGGTTGAACGTACTGGCATCACACTATTTCTGGTGTCTCACTTGAGACGGACTCAGACTGATAAAGACCACACCGATGGTGCAAAGGTTAGTCTGGGACAACTACGCGGAAGCCAAGCTATAAGCCAATTATCAGATACTGTACTTGCACTCGAAAGAGATCAACAAGCTGATGATGATACATCTACTTTAAGAGTATTAAAGAATAGATACAGCGGTGAAACAGGCGTGGCTGCTGCACTGAAATACGACAAAAACACTTGTAGATTCAATGAAACTACGATTACACCAATTTTCAACCCAAGCACAGACTTCTGAGTTGAAAAAACCAAACCCACCCACAAAAGAAGCAAAGAAAAAAGCAAAGTTTGTGGATAAGACTTATGCCGGAAAAACAAATGCTGGTGTTTGATTGCGAAACTAACGGATTATTACATGACGTTTCTCAGATACATTGCCTTGCCATCTACGACTCCGAAAAAGAAGAGACCTTCGTATTTAACAATAACGGTGGTGACTGCTACCCGATCACGGAAGGTTTACATTGGCTCAATTCGGCTGATGTCATTGCTGGTCATAACATTATTGGCTACGACATACCTGTTTTTCGGAAAGTTTATTCTTGGTTTAATACTGATGCTGATATTGTTGATACTCTTGTGCTATCTCGGTTATATCATCCAAACATGATGGAGATAGATAGAAACTTAAAAAATGCCGGTAAGATTACAAGAATGCCATTACAACTACTTGGCAGACATTCATTAGAAGCATACGGTTACAGGCTAGGAGAATACAAAGGAGAATTTGGTAAAACTACTGATTGGCAAAACTGGTCACAAGAAATGCAAGATTACTGTGTACAAGACGTACACGTTACTACTAAATTATGCGAGCACTTCCGCCCTTACCTGACTGGTGCGCGTTAGAGCATCGAGTCGCTGAAATACTTACAGAACAAGAAATACATGGATGGTACTTTGATGAATCAAAAGCTCAGCAACTTGAATCACATCTCCGAGGAGAGATGGAAGACACTGTTGCAATACTTCGAGGACAATTCCCTTTCGTTGGAGGAAAGATGTTCACTCCTAAACGAAATAACGCATCCACCGGATACGTCGAAGGAGCAGACTCTCAAAGATTAGTTGAATTTAACCCAACATCACGAGACCATATTGCATGGATACTACAGAATCGTCTGAAGATTACGTTGACCCAGACTACGACGACTGGGAAACCAATTATCGACGAGATTACATTGAAGGAGATATCACATCCCTTCTGCAAATTATGTGCGAAAGCTTTGGATCTGAAGAAGAAGCTAGGCATGATATCGCAAGGCGTGAACGCATGGCAAAAGTTATGTACGACATCTAGTCGGATACACCACCATTGTTCCGTTTCTACTAACACATTTAGATGTGCTCATAGAAAACCGAATCTAGCCCAAGTACCAGCTGACGCACAGTTTAGAGAACTATTTAAAGCTAGTCCCGGGAACGTCATGGTAGGTGCTGACCTATCAGGCATAGAATTAAGAATGCTTGCACATTACCTTGGACGGTATGACGGAGGTCGATATGCCGACATACTACTGAACGATGATATACATCAGGTTAACGCTAACAAAATAGGGATCACCCGCCGACAAGTCAAGACTGTGACTTATGCCTTCTTGTATGGTGCGGGAAATCTTAAATTAGGTCTGAGTTATGATAACTCTCTACAACCCAAGGAAGCCAGTAAAAAAGGATCCGAGATTAGAAAGGCTTACGTATCTGCTATCGATGGACTCGCCGAGTTATTGGCAGCGGTTGCAAATAAGGCTTCTAACGGTTACCTCATGGCATGTGACGGACGACGGGT